GTGTCATTCTATCGATACGTGCCTAAGCCAATGGCCGAGCCCAGTGTTCAGCCGTTCGAAACGGCCGAGGAAGCCTGGCTGTGGTACTGTCAAAGCCAGATTGCCAGGCTGGAGGGGGCAAGGTTCCGCAACACCTCCCAAGCCACTGTTCCAAGGCCTTGCGACCCGGACGACATCTTCACGGTTGTCGATCGGCTTTATAAGGCGCGGGCCCTGTCGCGCCGCCATCTGGCGGTGCTGGGCGACTATGGTCTGCGGCTAGCGCCTCCAAGCATTGATTCAGTCGAGGAAAGGTATGCCGCTCATTGTTGGGACGAAGCGATGGCCTGTCTCAAGCCGGTTCTAAAGGCCAAGGGAATCGTGCTTTAATGGCTGTGGCAGCGCATTATTTATCGGAACCCGATGAAATCTGGGTTGGCTTTCGCAATAACACGGGATTGGCTTGGCTTAAATTTCTGAAGTCGGGATTCCGGCACTGCTTTCTCCTTCTGAAATTTGGCGACCACTGGCTGATCTATGACCCGCTGGCCCACTATACGCGCTTCGATCTGGTGCCGGCCGAGCATGAGTTGCTGGACCTGTTCTGTGAAAACGGCTGCCTGCTAATTCCGGCCCGGCGCTCGCAATTGCGCCTTTCCCCCATGCCCTGGCGGCCCTATAGCTGCGTCGAGGCAGTCAAAAGAGCGTTGGGTCTCAGGGCCGGCTGGGTACTGACCCCTTGGCAGCTCTATTGTTATTTGGCCGACGCATGGCGCGCAAATAAAAGTTCCTAAGCAAAGAAAATAGTCGTTGACACACCTGCGTGTGCGGAGTATATACAGAGCCACTACCGCCCTTACTGCGACCGCAGCGGATCAAATGCCTCGGAGGAGGCCCGCGCCACCAGCCAGGGGATAGGTACCAGAACGGGGTCGCTCGCTTTAAGCGGGCGGCCCCGTTCTACTTCTAAAGCACTGCGCGACTATCACCTGCCCCGTCGGCTTGCCCGGCGGGGTTTTTCGTTTCGCCCCTTATGGAAAGGAATCCGTCATGGGAGGCTTCATGAGTATTTTCTCCCCCCCCTCGCCGCCGCCTCCAGTCTATGTGCCGCCTGTGACGCAAGCGCCCGTCACTGTCGCCGACACGGCGGGTGACGAGGAGCGCAAGGCCCGTCTGGCCGCCGTCGCCCGCAATCGGGCTGGCGTGGCAGGCACCATTGCCACCGGCAATCGCGGTGTTCTCGCCCCCGCCAGTGGGCAGTCGGCCAAGAAAAGCCTGCTGGGGGAATAGAATCATGATCGCTAGTCCTGAAAGCAACACGGCCGACAGCATGCTGAAGCGCTATGCCAAGGCGCGTGAGCGTCGGCAGAATTGGGAAGGTCATTGGCAGGAATGCTATGACTATGCCTTGCCGTCGCAGGGCGGCCCGCTGCTCAGTCCGTCGGCGGGCTCAAAGCGTACCGAGCGTTTGTTCGACGGCACGGCGCCCGATTGCGTCGATCAGTTGGCGGCCAGCCTGCTGGCCCAATTGACGCCGCCCTGGGCGCAGTGGTTCGGATTGTCAGCCGGTCCCGATCTGGATGAAGCCGAGCGCGAGCGCGCCCAGCCCATTCTGGAAAAGGCGGGCACGGCGCTGCAAAGCCATTTCGACCGCTCCAACTTCGCCATCGAAATGCATCAGTGCTATCTCGACCTGGTGACGGCGGGTACGGCGTCGCTGTTGTTCGAGGAAGCGCCCCTGGGCTCTCCCTCGGCCTTTCGCTTCACGGCGATTCCCTTGGCGCAGCTGGCGCTCGAGGAAAGCGTCGAAGGACGGCTGGACACCACGTTCCGCGGATCCGAGATGACGCTGGCAGCCATCAACGAGCGCTTTCCAAACGCGTCGATGCCTGCCCATCTGCAGGCGCGCGCCGAGAAAGATCCCGATGTGCGGTTCAAGGTGGTCGAGGCGGTACTGCCCGAACGGCATTCGTTTGTTTATCGTGCCGTGCTGGATGGCGAGGGAGCGGGGGGCGCCGAACTGTTGGCCGAAGGCCGGTTCGAGCAGTCGCCTTTCATCAATTTCCGCTGGCTGAAGGCGCCGGGCGAAGTTTATGGCCGCTCGCCGGTCATGAAGACGCTGCCCGACATCAAGACGGCCAACAAGGTGGTCGAATTGGTGTTGAAGAACGCCACCATCGCCGTCACCGGCATCTGGCAGGCTGACGACGACGGCGTGCTGAATCCTGCCAACATCAAGCTGCAACCGGGCACCATCATCCCCAAAGCGGTGGGTTCGGCGGGTCTGACGCCCCTGGAAACGCCAGGCCGTTTCGACGTGTCGGAACTGATGCTGACCGATTTGCGCAAGCGCATCTCGCATGCGTTGTTGGCCGACCGCCTGGGACAGGCGGAAGGACCAAACATGACGGCGACCGAGGTGATGGAACGCTCTGCGGAAATGGCGCGCCTGTTGGGGGCCACCTATGGCCGCTTGCAGTCGGAGTTGCTGACGCCGCTGATCTTGCGCGCCATCGCGATCCTGCGCCGCCGCGGCGAGATTCCGCGCCTGATGATCGACGGTCATCAGATCGACCTGATTTACAAATCGCCTCTGGCCAACGAACGCGGCCGCGAGGACGCCCGAAACACCATGCAATGGCTGACCACCGTCCTGGGCTTCGGCCCGGTGGCCAGTCAGGTTCTCGATCTTGGTGCGGCCGCCCGCTGGCTGGCCCGCGCACTCAACGTGCCGGGCGAGTTGCTGTTGGCCGCTCCCGCTTCGCCGGGCCGTGATCCCGCCCTGGCCGCTCTTGCCCATGGAGCCACGCCAGACGCGGTCGCCGCCTCGCCCGGGGAAGAACCGCCGGTATTGGGAGGTGCGCCATGAACGATCGCCCCAATACCGGCACCTTCGAACTTGCCGCCGTCTTCGCCCGCCTGTTTCGCGGCGAGGACGGCGCAAGGGCTTTGGCCCATCTGAAGGCGATCACGCAAGAGCGACATCTTGGCCCGGAAGCCAGTATCGCCAGGCTGCGCCATCTCGAGGGCCAGCGTCATTTGGTCCATCACATTCAGTCCCTCGTTCGCCTAGGCCGCGAGGGCCAACCCTTCGACATCGAAACCAAGGAGTCATGAACATGCCCAGCATCAATACTGAAGACTTTCGAAAATACGCTTCCCGACCCGACTTCCTGCCCGAAAAGTTCTGGGATGCGGCGACGCAGAGCCCGCGTCTGGAAGAACTGGCGCGCTCTTATCTCGAGTTGGAACGGCAGCATGGCCAGAACAAAGGACAGCGGCCTAACATCCCCGCTTCGCCCGACGCTTATCAGATCGCCGAACGTCATCCGATGTGCGGCTGCGATCAGCATGTGAACCAGCGCCTGCATCAGGCGGGATTCACGAACGAGCAGGCCCAGCTGGTCTATGACCTGGCCTACGAGCGCTTGATGCCGATGATCGGCGGCATGGCCAGCGATATGCAAGGCAAGCAGGACGAAATGCGCTTGCACCAACACTTCGGCGGCCCCGACCGCTTCGCCGAGGTTCAGCGTCAGCTCTCGGCCTGGGGCAAGGCCAATCTGCCCGAGGAAATCTTCAACGTGCTCAGCGCCAGCGCCGAGGGTGTGCTGGCGCTTGAACGCATGATGGGATCGGGCGAGCCGGGCCTCAAGATGAAGGGCGGCGAAAACGGCCTTGCCGCTACCGAGGAAGAGCTGAAGCGCATGGTTGCCGACCCGCGCTATTGGCGTCAACGCGACCCGGCCTACATGGCCAAGGTCACCGAAGCCTTCAAGCGCGCCTATCCCAACGACAAATAGGCGCGTTCGATAAACCTTTGGGACAACCAAGTTCCTTGGCCCCAAAGCATTCAGGCGCTGGCCCGGGCGGCGCTGCGAAACCGGATCGCAGCGTCATAACCCGGGTTCAGCGCCTTTTTCTTTCAACCGATCAGACAAGGATCAACGAAGATGAGCAACAACGACATCGAAAAAATTTACGTCAAACAGTACGAAATCGAGGTCCATAACGCCTACCAACTGATGGGATCGAAGCTTCGCAACACTGTGCGCAGCAAGAACAACGTGGTTGGTTCTTCCTGTGTGTTTCCCAAGGTTGGGAAGGGCATCGCCTCGACCAAGGCGCGTCATGCCCATGTGCCGGTGATGAACATCGATCACGGCCAGGTGGAATGCCAGCTGTACGACTATTATGCCGGCGACTGGCTGGATCACCTGGACGAGTTGAAGACCAACACCAAGGAAAAGGAAGTGCTGGTCAAGGCGGGCGCCTATGCGCTGGGCCGTAAGACCGACGAGCTGATCATCGCACAGTTGGATAGCAGCACCAACTATGCCCAAGACGGAACCACGGCACTGACCAAGGCCAAGGTGCTGGAGGCCTTCGAGATGCTGGGCGGTGCCGATGTGCCCGACGACGGCGAGCGTTACGCCGTGGTCGGCTGGAAGCAGTGGAGCGATCTCCTGGCCATCGACGAGTTCTCGAACGCCGACTATGTCGGCAACGAGGATCTGCCCTGGCAGGGCACCCAGGCCAAGAAGTGGCTGGGCACCTTGTGGATGCCGCATTCCGGTCTGACCAAGTCGGGTTCGGTGCGGTACTGCTACTGGTATCACAAGACCGCCATCGGCCATGCCGTCGGCAAGGATGTGACCAGCGACGTCACCTGGCACGGCGACCGCGCCGCCTTCTTCGTCTCGAACATGATGAGCCAGGGCTCGGCCTTGATCGACGCTTCGGGCGTCGTGTCGATGCGCTGCCTGGAAAACTGAAAATAACCCCACGCGCCTAGCCGCCACACCAACCCTAGGCGCGCGGGGCCCCATTCTGGAAAGGAGTTTGCAATGTCCTATCAGTCCAAGAACCTGTCGGTGCTGGCCTATGCCAACGGCTTTACACTTTGGCATTACACCACCGCCGACACCGCCGCCAGCGTGGATACGGCGGGCTATTTCAACGCCGCCGCCGACATGCTGCGCGTGGGCGACATCATCGTCGCCAACGTGGAAAACAGCGGCACGATGAAGGCCGGTCTGTTCCTGGTGTCGGCCAACGCCTCGGGCGCGGTCGACGTCAACGACATGACGCAGATCGGCTCGGCCAACACCGACTAAGCCTGCCAATCTTCTCCCTCGACTGCCGAAGGGCCGGGTGTTCATCATCCGGCCCTTCGGGCTTTTTGGGGAAGCAAAAAGCGTATAAGGTATCAAACATGGCCCAAGTAACGAATTCGCGCTGGCTTCTCCCCTTCGGCTTTGCACTGCTGATGCTGAACGACTTCGCCTTCATGGCGCTGTCACGCAGGCCGGAGCTGCTTTACGCCGACTATGGGTTCAAGCTGGTTCTCCTGGTCGCGATCCTGCTGGCCGCCAGGCGGCTGCCGCCGCCAGTGGTGTCTTGGCGCAAGGGAAACGAGCGATTGGCGGCGGGGCTTTTGGGCGCGCTGGTGTTGTTGGTCGTTCAGGTCGATCCCTTGTCCGAGTGGATCGACAAACTGTTGCCTAGTTGGGAGCTGTTCGCTTGGCCAAAGAATATCGGGCCATGGATGAAGGCCATCGACCTTAGCCTGGGGCTGGCGTTGACAGCCTTTGTCGAGGAATTTCTCTTTCGCCGTCTGGCACTGTCGGTTTTGTCGGGCAGCATGGCGGTACGGGTGGTGACCGCCAGCCTGCTCTTTGGCCTCATTCATTGGGGCGGCGGATTGGGCAGCATGATTGCCGTCTTTCTGGCAGGGCTCGCCTTTTCGTTGGTCTATCTGCGCACCGGTTCCCTGGCGCTGGTGATCCTGGCCCATTACCTGGTCGATCTGATCTTATTTTTCTAAACGCCAAAAAAGGCGTTTTACCCAACGGCCCGCCTTCAGCGGGCCGTTTTCGTTTTCGCACGCTTGAAAGAAAGGAAAATACGCATGGCACTGTCATCCATAGCGCTCTGCTCACGCGCATTGTTGAAAATCGGGGCCTCGACCATCGCCTCCTTCGACGAAGGAACTGCCGAAGCCGAAGTGGCGGCCAATCTCTATCCGGCCATTCGCGACGGTATGCTGTCCAGCCATCCCTGGAACTTTGCAACCGGGCAGGCCGGCCTGGCTCGCCTGACGGCAACGCCGGTCGCCGACTACAGCTTCGCCTTCCAACTGCCCGTCGATTTTCTGCGCGCACTTTCGGCGGGTGTGACGGGACGCGGGCGTGGGCTCGATTACCGCATCGCAGAAAGCAAGCTGCATTGCGATGCCGAACAGGTGGTGCTGACCTATGTTTTCAGGCCGCTGGAAACGGATTTCCCGCCCTTTTTCGATGCGGCGCTGATTGCGCGTCTGGCCGCCGAATTTTGCGCGCCCCTTACCGAAAGCACTGCTCGGGCCGAGTTGCTGTTCAAACTGGCCGAGGACGAATTTCGCCGCGCCAAGCTGATCGATGGGCAGCAAGACACGCCGAAATCAATCGATTCCTTCCCACTGGTCGATGTGAGGTCGTGAGATGCCCAATCTGAGCACGGTCAAGACCAACTTCACCTCGGGCGAAATTTCGCCCGGCTTGCTGGGGCGTGGCGATCTGCGCGCCTACGAAAACGGTGCGATGAGACTGCGCAATGTCGTGGTGGCATCCACCGGTGGCGCCTCGCGTCGCCCGGGCTTGGCCTATATCGACACGCTGGATGGCAAGGGGCGTCTGGTCGCCTTCGAATTCAACACCGAACAGGTCTATCTGCTGGCTTTCGCAAATTCGAGGATGGAGGTCTATCAGGATGGCGGCTGGGTGGCGGGGATCGACGTGCCCTGGACGGAGGTGCAACTGACGCAACTGTCCTGGACGCAAAGTGCCGACACGCTGTTGGTGACCCATCCCGATGTAAAGCCCAAAAAGATCACGCGCACGTCGCATACCGACTGGACGATTGCCGATTGGGTCTATGCCGAGGAGAAAGGCCTGATTCGCCAGCCCTATCACAAATTCGCAGCACCCGAGGTGAAGATGACACCGTCCGGCACATCAGGCGCCATCACGCTAACCGCCTCGTCCGATGTGTTCGACGCCCAGCATGTCGGGTTGCGTTTTCGGGTTGGCGCCAAGCAGGTGGAGATTACCGCCGTTGCGTCGGCCACGTCGGCCAGCGCCACGACAAAGGAAGACTTGGCCGACATAAGCGCGACCGAGGATTGGGAAGAACCCGCCTTCTCTGCCATGCGCGGATGGCCGGTCTCTTGCTGCTTCCATCAGGATCGTCTGGTGATCGGCGGATCGCGCGATCTGCCCAACCGGATGTGGCTGTCGAAAAGTTCCGAGTTGTGGAACTTCGATCTCGGCGAAGGGTTGGATGACGAAAGCATCGAATTCACGCTGTTGTCCGATCAGGTAAATGCCATTCGGGCGGTCTTTTCTGGGCGGCACTTGCAAGTGCTGACCTCAGGGGCCGAATGGATGGTGACCGGCTCGCCGCTGACGCCCTCGAAGATCCAGGTCAACCGGCAGACCCGCGTGGGCTCGCTGGTTGATCGCCAGGCGCCGCCCCGCGATGTCGACGGGGCCACCATCTTCGCCGGGCGCTCGGGCAAGGATCTGCGCGAGTTTCTCTATACCGATATCGAGCAGGCCTACACATCGAACGATCTGGGTATGCTGGCGGGGCACTTGTGCAATGGGCCGGTCGACATGGATTACGAACCGGCGACACGCTTGCTCTATGTCGTGATGGAAGACGGCTCGATGGCGGCGATCACCAATTATCGGGCCGAGCAGGTCACCGCCTGGTCGCTCTTGGAAACCGACGGGCAATTCCGCTCGGTGGCGGTGGTTGGCGACGTTACCTACGTTCTGGTCGAGCGGAGCGGCGCTTTCCACATCGAATGTTTCGATCCGGAACTGGGCAGCGACTGCGCGCTGAAAGGCGAAGCCGACGAACCCGGAACGGTGTGGAGCGGCCTGGATCAGTTGGACGGCCGCACGGTGGTCATCGTCGCGGATGGCGTGCCGCAGGGCGAAATGGTTGTTTCCAACGGCACTTTGTTACTGGAGCGCCCGGCCAGCCGGGTCGAGGCGGGCTTGGCGTTTCAGCATGAGATCCAGCCCTTGCCGCCGGCGGGGTTGGTCAAGCCTCTGCGGTTGATCTCGGCCACCTTCCGTCTGCAAGACACGATGACCTTGCGCGTCGATACAGGGCAAGGGGCGCGTCCCATCCCCTTCTGGCGACTGGGTGGCGATATCGTGTTGGACCAGGCACCGCAACCATTCACGGGCGACGTGAAGATACGCGCCCTGGGCTGGAAGCGAAATTCCACGGAACCTTTGTGGGCGGTGCGGCAATCCGATCCGCTGGCCTCGACGGTTCTTTGTGTAACCACAGAAACGAAAGTGAGCGACTAATGAGCGGATTCGAAGCCATTCTGCCCTTCGCGATGCAGGCGGCCAACATGGCCGTGGGGGCTATCACCAGCAATGCCCGGGAAAGCAGCCAGGCAAACTATCAGCAAGCCTTGTACGAGCAGCAGCAGGCCCAGATGCAGGCCCAGACGCAAGCGCAGTTGGAGCAACTGAAAGCATCGCAAGAGGCGGAAACCGCCGACCGACAGCGCAAACTGAAAGCGGCCTTGGCCAGTCAACGCGCCGCCTTTGGCGCGTCAGGGTTGGAAACCGCGTCGAGCGGTTCAGCCAATGCCGTTCTGAGGGGCTTGGCAGCAAATGCGGCTGACGATCAGGCGCAGAGCGACAAGGCCTATTCGTTGCGCGCCAACGCCATCGGGCAGAACTACAACTTTGCCACGCAACGCAATTTGCTGGAACAAAGCCGTCAGTTTTCCGGCTCGTCCAACGGCTTGGGTTTGATCTCGCAAGGGGTCGGGTTGGCGGGCGGACTCTTGAAATCACTGCTGTAGAAGGAAACGAGCAATGACCGAACATCTTCAAATCGGCGCCAGCGAGCCGCGCGTGCAATATACCGGAAATGGCGTGCAGACGACATTTCCCTATCCATTCGCCATCTTCGCCAACAATGACTTGGAAGTGTATCTGGACGATACGCCGCAAGGGTCGGGCTTTTCCGTTCTGGGCGCTGGGGATAGTGCGGGCGGCAGCGTTGTTTTCGCGACGGCGCCGGACGATGGCGTTCTGGTGACCTTGCGGCGCAATGTCGTCATCAGCTATGCGCCCAGTTTCTCGCAAAACATGAAGCTGACAGCCGACTCCTTGAACGGCAGTTTCGCCAGACTGACAGCCTCGCTTCAGCAGGTGGCGTCGAACCTGAACCGCTCGCTGGTGTTGTCGCCGGTCGATCCGGCTGGCAATCTCGTGCTGCCGGGCAGCAGCGAGCGGGCATCGGCGCTGCTGGGCTTCGATGCCCAGGGATTGCCGACAGCCTATGCTGTGTCGGATTTCGTGGGCGCAACCGGCCCACAAGGCCCACAGGGCGTTCCCGGCATCGGCGACGTGACGGCAAGCAACAATCTGGCCGAACTGACAAGCATGGCCGCTGCCAGAAACAATCTGGGACTGGGGTCGGCCGCGCAGTCCGCCGCAACGGATTTCGCATCCGCCGCGCACAATCACGATAGCGCATACGCGCCGATCGGCAGCACGGCCACGGACTATATGGCCCGCGACCAGATCGCGGCCACAAACCTGCGCCTGTTGCTGGCCTCCAGCGTGGCCTCGGGCGCGCTGGTCCAGGGGTATCAGTGGGAATTCGCCACCGACGAATGGGGGGCGACCAGCACGAACGAGACCTATGCGGGCAGCGGACCTGCTTTTATCACAATCCGTCGCTGGGCATGGTCGCCATCGATCGGACGGCGGGGACGATTATTGGCGATCTAACCTATGGATCGGCAGCCATCACGGCAGCATTTGACGGAACGACGACGGCCCGGACCATGGGCTCATGTCCCCAAGGCCCGCTGACCCATGGATATATCGGCAAAGATTGGGGGGCGGGCGTCACACACAATATCGCCTCGTTCACCTATTATCCGGGCGGCGACGCTGGTTTCGACAATTACACGGGTGGGGGGCAGTCGATATCGTTGAGCCTTTACGGATCGAACACAGCGCCGACATCCGGCACCGACGGCACGCAGTTATGGACCGAGACGTTTGCGGACCCCAACAATTTCGCGCCGAAATCCGTTTCGAGCGGGATCGCTTCTGGGGACTTTAGATATCACTGGTTCTATATGTCGGCGCCATCAGGCGGCCGTATCGTCTGCTCGCAGATTGTTTGGAGCGAAACGCTTGTCGCGCCAAACATGACGCTTCTGCCTGGCTCTGGCGTTTCCGTCTCTAGCGCTCCCGCCTATATGGACGCCTACTTTTTATGGAAGGACGACAGCGGCTCGGCAGTGCCCGGCGCCGATCTGACCGTGGAACTGTCGCGCGATGATGGCACGACCTGGACCGCGGCCACCATCACCGTGCTGGCGGCGTTCGATGGAACCTATTCGCTTCTCAAAGCCCGCGCCTATGTCGGCGTGCAACCAAACGGCACCAGCCTCAAGGTGCGGATCAAAACGCTTAACAACAAGGCGCAGCGCATCGCCGCTGTCGCCCTTTATATGGAGTAGAGAACATGGAGCAATGGTTGATCGATCTGCTGAATCTGTACCCAGATGACGGCAACTGGTCCAAGCGACGACGCATGATCATTCTGGCTCGCTGGCCGGACGGCGCGGTGCGGGCCGCCGAGCAGGATGCCAGGAACGCAAGACCGCAAGAGCTTGCGCGCTACGACGCGGAGGTCGTTGCCATCAAGGCCGCTATTCCGAAGGAGAATGCGTAATGGCTGCGAAAAGAAACTGGACGCGAATCAGAAACTCGAGGGACAGGCAGCTGGCTAAAGCGCTGGCGATTCTCGAGAGACACCGCAATCAGAAGGATTTCGGGTTGGCGACGTCGATCAGCGACGAGACGGCCAGGGAGTGGGCGCATTATGCCCAGGACTTGCGCGACATCACGTTGCAGACGGAGCCGGGCCCCATCATTTGGCCCGAGGAACCGGGAAGCTAAAACTTCCCTCCTTTGTCCAAGACCAGGCCGGGAATCGTTCCCGGCTTTTTTTATGTCCAACAGGAGAAACATCATGTGTGATTGTACGAACAACACGACGCATTCGCATTGCGATCGTCAAGTCAGCGCCAGCTATCTGGCGAGCTCCGCCGCCGCTTCGGCTTCGGCGGCTTCGGCCTCGGCCGCCTCGGCGGCGGCTTCGGCCAAGGTGGCGCAGGTCTCGAAACTGTGCTGGCGCGGCCCCTGGTCGACCATGACCGCCTATGCCGAGAACGATGTGGTGGAATATGCTGGCTCGAGCTATGTCTGTATTGCCTGCCACACCGGCATTCAGCCGCCCGATGCCGCCTATTGGGAACTGGTCGCCGCCAAGGGCGACACGGGACCGATGGGTCCGCAGGGCCCGCAGGGCATCCAGGGCCCGCAGGGCATTCAGGGTGAAACCGGCGCCACTGGCCCGATGGGTCCGCAGGGCATCCAGGGTATCCAGGGTGATACTGGTGCCACTGGCCCGATGGGTCCGCAGGGTATCCAAGGCGACACGGGTGCTACTGGTCCGATGGGTCCGCAGGGCCCCGGCTCGGGGGACATGCTTGCCGCTAACAATTTATCCGACGTCCTCAACGTTGCGGCGGCGAGAACCAACTTAGGCTTGTCATCGGTAGCAGCCAGTGGCTCGTACAGTGATTTGTCGAATAAGCCATTGTTGGGCACGGCTGCGGCGGCTACGCTTGGCACGGGAACCGGCCAAGTGCCGACAGCGGATCAGATTCCCGGCCTGGCGGGTGGCAACCTCGCACTACAGGCGCAAGCATTCACCAGTTCCGGATCGTTTGTTATCCCCACGGGAACGACGGCCACAACGATGTTTAAGATAACGATTGTCGGTTCCGGTGGCGGCGGCGGCGGGTCAAGTGGCAGCGGCGGCGCAGGTGGGGGCGCCGGTGCTGTTGCGATCAAATGGCTCTCCGGCCTCACGGCGGGCAATACGATCTCCGTGACGGTTGGAACAGGTGGTAGTGGCGGCTCGGCAGGAGGAAACGGAACAAACGGTGGGGCTAGCCTAATCTCAAGCGGCACCCAAACAATATCTACCATAACCGCAGGAGGTGGAAATGGCGGCTCGGCAGTTTGGGGAGGGCAAGGTGGCGTGGCCACGGGCGGCGATATAAATATCGCCGGCGGCACCGGCTCTGCCGCGTTAAGCGGAATCTCTGCGACAAACGGCGGCGGCGCTTCCGGCGCTCAGTCGATATTTGGGGGAGGCGGGGCAGGACATTACAGCGCGGCTGGAAAAAATGCGCAAGGCTATGGTTCCGGCGGGGGCGGTGGCTCAGTTTACACGGATTACGTTGCAGGTGGATCCGGCGCGAATGGCATCATTCTCTTTGAATGGGCGCTGTAGTGCAGATCCTAAAGTGATCGATCACAACATTTGCGACCTTAATGCAATAAGGCCGGGAGTCGTTCCCGGCCTTTCGATTCTCACGACAACGAAAGGAGACATACCATGTTGACCTGGTTTCTCGAACGCCTGAAAGAGCCTTCGAGCTGGGCGGGCCTGTCGGCCCTGGCCCTCTCTCTGGGCTTGCATGAATCCGAATGGTCGGCCATCGGCACGGCGGGGGCGGCCATCGCGGCCGCCGTTTCCGTGGTGCTGAAAGAGCGCGCGGCCTGATGGCGGGTTCGCTCTTGCAGGCCTTATTGTCCCTGGCCGCTTCCGTCCTGAAACTGGTGCCGCTGTTCGCGGCCTGGTGGGCGGGCAAGAAGTCGGCCAGGGCCGATCAGGCCCAAGAGGCGCTTGCTGATGCGGTTGAATCGCATCGCATCGACGATGCGGTGGCTCGTCTTGACGATGCTGCCTTGCGTCGCGAGCTGCACAAGTCCAGCGAGTGAGTGCGCGTGGGTGCGAAGGATCGAAGCCGATCCGTCGGACAGTCTCAGCCGCTCGCTGACCCAGCAGATCGTTGCCCACAACCGCAAGGTTGAGGCGTTCTGCCGATAACGTATTGCGTAACGCCGCCCGTCCCAGAAATGGGGCGGGCGGTTTCTTTTGTTCAGTCACTGCAAAGGATGATCCGATGACCGACGATTTGGCCCTGCTCAAACGCACGCTGAAAGCCAGGCTGCCTGGGCGCATTTCGGATGCCGTGGCCCGTTACGGCGATTTCGCCGCCTTGATTCCCAATGACGGCGCCAAGGAATTCGCTGCCCATCACGCGGCTTGCAAGGCAGCCCTTTCGCATATCGATCTTCTGGTCAAGCTGCTGCGCTGGGCGGCTGACGAACCAGGCAAGGATGAAGCTGAAACGCTAGGAGAAGCCGATCTGCTGGCCCGTGCGCGGGCAGCGCTTGGAGATGACGACGCAGACGACGAGGAGGACGCGCCATGACCAGGGCCAGTTTCCTGGAATTCGTCTGGATCTGGAACGAACAGCAGCGCCAGGGTACGCCGGTGCTGCATAAGCGCATCATTCGCTGGCTGGAGACCAGGATCAAGAACCGCGAGCGCGAAATCCTGCTGATGGCCTTCAGAGGCTCGGGCAAGTCGACCTTGGTCGGCCTGTTCTGCGCCTGGATGCTGGCCAGGCATCCCGAAACGCGCATTCTGGTGCTGGCCGCCGACCTGGCCCTGGCCCGCAAGATGGTGCGCAACGTGAAACGCATCGTCGAGCGCCATCCGCTGACCAGGAACCTGAAGCCGAAAAACCGCGACCAGTGGGCGGCGGATCAGTTCACGGTGGCGCGCTCGACCGAGTTGCGCGACCCATCAATGCTGGCCAAGGGGATTGGCGCCAACATCACGGGCTCGCGCGCCGATATCGTGATCTGCGACGACGTCGAGGTGCCCAACACCTCGGACAGTCTGCCCAAGCGGGCCGATCTGCGCCTACGCCTGCACGAGTTGGATTACGTGCTGGTGCCGGGGGGCATGCATATCTATGTCGGCACGCCGCACAGCTACTACACCATCTATGCCGATACGCAGCGGGCCGAGGCGGGGGAGGAGCGCCCCTTCCTCGACGGCTTCAAGCGGTTGGAGCTGGCGGTGTTGGACCGGCAGGGCCGCTCGCGCTGGCCGGAACGTTTTCCGCTAGAGCGTATCGCCAGCCTGAAGCGGCGCACCGGCCACAACAAGTTCGAAAGCCAGATGATGCTGCGCCCGGTGAACATCGCCGAAGGGCGGCTGGATCCCGATCGCCTGCGTCTGTACGACGGCGAGTTGGCGTACAGCGAAGGCAACGGGCTGGCGGTTCTGAGGCTGAACGGCAAGCGCCTGGTCTCGGCGTCCTGCTGGTGGGATCCGTCCTTCGGCTCGCCCGAGAAGGGCGATTCCAGCGTCATTGCCGCTGTCTTCACCGACGAGCAAGGCGGTTATTGGCTGCATCGCATCGCGTATCTTACGCATGATCCTGGCGCGTGCGCCGAGATCGACGAGGCGACGCAATTGTGCCGCCAGGCGCTCGATTTCGCGGATGGGCTTTATCTGCCCGCCATTCATCTGGAGAGCAACGGCATCGGCAAATTCCTGCCCGGTCTTCTGCGCCGCGAAATCAAGCGGGCGGGCAGGAAAATAACCGTCGTCGAAATGCAAAGCCGCAAGGCCAAGGATCAGCGGATCGTCGACGCCTTCGATGCCGTGCTGGCGGCGGGCGCGCTTTTTGCCCATCGCCAGATCTGGTCCACGCCCTTCATCACCGAGATGCGCGAATGGCGGGCTGGCGGCAAGGGCAGGGACGACGGGTTGGACGCGGTCGCCGGATGCCTGCTGGCCGAACCGGTGCGCCTGAACGGCGCAACCACCGAGCCTTTGGAACATAAACGCGCCGAGTGGCGCAGCGGCCTGCCTTTCAAGGCCGGTCACGATTTCGACCTATAGGAGACGACAATGACAATGGATTACATCTGGTGGATTGGCGCGGTTGAATTGCCGGTGCTGGCCGGTCTGTTCTGGCTGATCTGGAAAACCAAGCGCGAGTTGGAAGACGCGATGAACCGCGAGCGCGAGGAAGCCCACGACTCGCACATGACGCTGCGCGAAGCCTTGAGCGCTTACAAGTTGGAAGTGGCGAAATCCTACGCCTCAATCGGCTATATCAAGGATATCGAGCGGCGGCTGACCGAGCATCTGGTGCGCATCGAAGCCAAGCTGGATGGCGTGAACGGAGGCCGGTTATGAGCCCGCTATCCGATCCCTTGAACCATCCCGATCCCGCAGACATTCTGGCCCGCACCCTGTGGGGCGAGGCCAGGGGCGAGAGCAAGGCGGGCAGGCAAGCTGTGGCCTCGGTGGTTCTGAACCGCATCGCTTATGCGCGAGCAAAAGGCGGGCGCTATTGGTGGGGCAACGACATCGTGTCGGTGTGCCTGAAGCCTTGGCAATTCAGTTGCTGGAACGCAAGCGATCCCAACCGCGCCAAGCTGGAATCGGTTGGCGAATCCAACAAGGCGTTCTTGCAATGTCTGCGCATCGCTGCTGATGCGCTGTCTGGACGTCTGGCCGATTCCATCGAGGGCGCCACGCATTATCACGTGGAAGGTCTGTCGCCGCCCTGGGCCAAGAACCGCGAACCGGTGGCCCGCATCGGCAAGCATGTTTTCTACAAGGATGTTGGATGAGGAGAACACCGCGCCGGGCGGTTCCCGGCAGGGTAATGAGCCGGGCGTGGCAACGCTGCGTTGCTCGCACTGCGGTGCCTGGCATGGTGGGGTATATTCGCCAAAAGTCTGCGCTGATTGCTGGGGCAAGGGGTTGCGCTAACCCAAACCGCCCATTCTTGCCCTGCGGGTATGGCGAAGAAACGCCTGGATGTCTTCTTCGCTATAGCCGAGCAACCGACCGAGTGCGATGTCATCGTCCTCGGCCGGCTTGCGTTGATCTTGAAACAGCGCCTTTTTTATGGTGTGCGCGGTCGCAATTCGCCAGGCTTCTTTGGGAAGCGCATAGTACAAGCAGCGAAGGGCTGGTTTGTCGTCTGGAAGGACAAGGGTTTCTTCCCATTTCAGAATCCGCCCGGTTACAACATGCGGCGTGAATTCTGCCTCGGGAAAATGGTGGCAGTGCGTGACGGCATCACTGAACATGGCCAGGGGTTTTTGTCCCGCCAGCATTAATGCACACTCTTTGTCTTCATGCGGCCCGATGCCGGGCGGAAGATGGTTGTTCAC